ACTCTCATCTACAGCATTAAGCTTATCATCTCGACTATTCGTCAAGGTAGTTTCTATATTATCTGACATGATTATATCCTCCTAGATATTCTATTTCTTTTTAGTAGCTGGTTTTTTAGCTACTTGTTGTTTAATTTCTTTTTTACAATCGCAATTGCATTTACACTCTTCACCTTTTTTACGGGCAATTACATTCTGTACAGCATCTAACTGTACTATCAGTTGTCGCACCAAAGGTCCGTGGTTTCCTCGTGCACATGCACCTCGCATCTCTCTCATTAAGTTATATTGTTCGATTTCGAACATTTTTAAATCTTCATCTGTTATCATACTATTTCTCCTTATTTTTTTCTTCAGTATAAACCGCATTATCTCCAGCAACAGCTAATGATAAAAATTGTCTATAAACATCTTCAAGAGCTACACTTGTATTGTATAGTGTTTCTCTAATTTCTTTTTGTTCAGGCTTTGTACTTGCCCAAGCGTCACGGTAGTGTTGTCTCACTATATTGAAAGTTATATTGAAACCTGGGTTATCAATTATTACTTTAACATGTGAGCCTAATTCTATTTCGTTCATTTTTAATTCCTCCGATTAATTATTAATTTCCTATTTTAACAGGTTTACCTGTCTCTAGTTCCATCGCTATCTCTGCTCTGTCTTTTGCCACCATATGTTCAAACTTCGCCTGATCCAGCTGCATATCAGCTTGTTTCTTTTGAATATCTGCCATCTGTTTCTGTAATGTAAGCATGACTTTCTGTTGCTCTAATCCCATCTCTTTCTTAGCTTCTTCCATCTGAGCTTGCTGACCCTGTTGGATCGCTTGGGCTTGTTGCTGACCTTGTTCGGTATTAGGGTCTACTATAAAGTCTGCCCAATTTTCTACACCCATAGATTCCATAAGTTGCTTAGCTATATTAAAACCAGCAGAAGGGTTTATTACACTCTTCGTCTCTGGTGCTTGATATAACATAGGCATAACTTGTGAAGCTAGCATCATCATATTCTCTTGCGTATTAGCGGAACTGTTAGTACCAACATCAATATCTACTGTTAAGTTAGTTAAAGGTATTAAATCTTTACCCGTTACACCGTAGTAAGAGAAGTCTTTCATTATCGAATCAGCATTGTCTAATACTAAATCATAAACTCCTCTACATAAGTCTTTAAAACCTGTCTCAGCAAATCTTCTAGCTACATAAGCAATTCTCTTTTGAGAGGCTGCTTGTACTTGTGCTACTTTACCTGCTGAATTACCAGAATCAAATAGTTTCTCATTTACACCCTGTGCTGCACGCGTCATACCACTAGCTTGTTCTTTTTCATTATTCATAAACTCTAATAAAGAGAATGTTGAAGGTGATAAATTATCTGGTGTTAGAGCTTGAACAGCCGCTATAGGGCTACCATTTGTAGGTATAATCTGATGTGGCTCAGGGCTTTGTAAAGCTCTGAAATCAACCACATTAGGATCTGCCAACACTCTTCCGTAGTTGGTAAGATAAACATTCTCTACCATACCACGAGTAATCGCTGTTTTAATCTCAGTAGCAGACCTTGTTACATCTGCAATAGACATACCATAGAAAGCATGAGGAATCTCAATAGGGTTCAAATTAGCCATAGGTATACTATCAGCATACTCTTCTAATAAGATCTCATTACCGGCAATTATGAACCTTTTAAGCTCAGCAAGACCATCTCCATCTCTATCTATTCTCATCCAAACTTCGTTCACAGTAATTAACTTATTAGCTGCTCCCAGGATGTCTTCAGAGTTATCTTCATAGATACCATTGAAGCTTTGTCTATTAGAATCTTCACCATAAGAACCTTTAAGAGTATTGAAGGTCTCACCATTGTCAACACCTAAGTCGTCATCTACATCAAAACCCTGAGCTCTTAAATCAGATAAAGATATATCTGTTTGTATTCCTACAAAAGTAGCATCAGCTATACTTGTGGCAGTTCTATTAATCATAAAACTTTCAGGTGGGATATTCTCTAATTTAATTTTAGAGTTATCTACTTTCCTTCTTAGTTTTACTGAAGAATAATATTCTACTATCTCATTGTCAATAGTTTCAGTCTCAGTTATAAGTTCTATAATCTCAACATCATCTTCGCTCGTTAAGGCATCTACCTCTTCAGCTATCATGTTTTCATACTCTTCGACTTTCCAGTCAAATCGTTCTTCCCAGAACCATCTTATAAATGCGTTCTTAAACAGCAATGCTGATTTTACCCAAGTGTTTAATTCTACCCAACCATTGTTCTTTACAAATATACAATGATTAGTTATATCAGAAGCCATACTGGCTGCCTGAGACTGTGTTGGGTCTGCTGGGTTAAACTTTGCAATTCTACCATTAGAGAGCATTAGCTCCGATATAACTGCTAAATAAGAATCAACTATCTCAACTGTATCAGAGGTAACAACCTTGGAGACACCCATTGGGGCCAATCTACCTTTAGGCTGTTGGGTGTAATAATTGATAGCTTCTTCTCTGGCTTCCGACAGATCAGAGCCGTCTGCATAACTACCTACTGATTGAGAGATGGCATCATTTATTAAGCCTGTAACCTCTTCATCAGTAATTTTATCATATTTCTTAGACATTTTTAGTCTCCTATTATTTTTTGTTAGATCCAGTTGTTATTAGTTGTTGGAATGAATACATTATTAAAACCTACCCTATCATTTGAAAGGCGGTCAGAGTGAGTCCTATATACCTCACTTGCGATAGCCAAAGCGATGACACTATCGTCGTTACTACCATGCACAGCATTGGTCTGACCTTTTTCATTTGATACATAATCTTTCAATTCCCTTACTATAGTCTGCGACCATATAGCAACATCATCGTTTTCAATCCAGTTCTTTAAGTTACCTATAATCGCTGGCTTTGTCGCCGAGGTAGTCCTAAAACCTAATCTAATACCTTCCTCATTACTAATGTTTCCTATTTTTGTTTGATGATACAAATTAACATAATTCATATCTTTTAATTTTTGTAGAGTAGAGATACCTATGGAGTTACTTTCTACCGCAAGTAAAGCATTATTATAATACCTACCTAAGTAAAACAGTTCTTCTCCAAATTGTGCTGGGTCTATTCTATTACTTCTATAAAGTGCTACTACCTTTCTATCGATATCCATGACAACAGCCGTGCTGTAATCCTGACCTACTCCCATAGCTACATCGGCTCCAATTATAAACTTTTGCTTATGTGTAGGAGCTTCCCATATCTCTAGTGAACCTTCACGTTCTTCATCCCAAGATTTCATCTTATTATTAAGGTTTCTAACAGATTCAGCTGACTTCAGTTCCAGTTTGTTTAGTTTTTCTATATTAAAAACATTGTTTCCTGAAACAACAAAAGCTTCCTCTGCCGTAGCAGGGTACTCTTGTTGGAACTTAGATGCTCCACCCTCTCCAATCTTCATTCTTCTCCACCAAAGTTGGCCGTCAGTTAAATCATATAATTCAACTAAAGCCTCTTCTTCTTTAGATCTAAGAAAGCTCTTAGGGGGCTCCATTGTATATTCCCGGGTCATATGCCAAGGTAAGAAGATAGGAACATAATCGTTCTCTCCAGCTACCGCAGCATTCCACATTCTATAGAAAGCACCTGTGGCACCATTAGCTGTAGATTCTAATATAATCTCAGTGCCGTTCGAAGAAGAAACTCCTTGGAACAAACCAGCTAATATCTTCTCATCAGATTGCCAAAAAGCACACTCTGAACAATGTAATATTGTAGGGGTCGTACCTCTGCCAGCCTCTGGGGCTCCAGCAGTGTACAACCTATAGCCTGAGTCGTTGTGGGCGAACTTAATCTCTTTAGCGTTAGACTTGATAAGAACTGGTTTGAAGTCAGGGGCCATTCTGTCAATGTAATTTCTTGACATATTAAAAAGCGCATCAGAAGTAGCACTATCGTGTGCAATAACCACTGACCTTGTGTATGGAGAATAATATGTCTTCCAAAACACTCTACCCGCAGTATATGTTGATATACCTTGTTGTCTAGCTTTTAAAATCAAAGCTCTAACTCTTCCTTTGGTCTTTAATTGTTCCTCAATCTTGTCGTGAATCAATTGTTGAGCTTCATTGAACTTGAAGGGTACATAACCTTTACTTGCGTCCTTGGTTATTATTTTTAACTGATCCAAGGAATAACTTTGGAAGTCATCCTTATATTTTTCTTTTACCTTTCTTTTAGCTATCTCTTTCTTGAGTGCTATTTTTTTGGCAAGTTCTTCTTTGTATTCTTTTTTATTCATAATAAACTCCGATTCATTATTATTTTAATTTGGTGCTAGCTTTTGGCCCGAAGTCTAGCGGCTTCGTTCGGAGGGTGGCCGGTTTGGTTGTAGTTCTTTATGCTTTTTCAGCATAAGAATCTCCTTTTTTTTATTTAGATAGTCCTACCCATTGACTTAAAGTCAACAATTTCTTACCTACTTTCTCACCTATAGTTCCTGCAGCAGTGTGTCCGTCCACCTGCTCGTCCCAGATTAAACCTGGAACAGTAGAGATAGCAGCGTCTAAATTACTTGTATCTAGAGCAGCTAACTTACTACTTTCTGTAGAAGTTAGTCCACTAACGCCCGTTTCAGGCCCTTGGAAAACTCTAGTATCAGGTACCCAATGTATTGAGTTAGAGGTAGAAGCTATTATATGAGTTCCGTCCGCATGCTCCCACACCCCGCCGCTTACAACTAATAGATCTGTTTTAACATTCTCTATAGTCAATCCGGTCTGTATAACTATATTCCTTATATCAGGATTATACTTCAGAGCATTTGGATCAAAGTATCTAATACCATCTTCAGTTTGTGTTATATATCTCCACCAAGCTACGCCTCTACGGCTATCAAATAGGTTGTCAGGGTCATTTACGTCAATCTGAATATTAGTATAATCCGACACTACCTCTCCTGTACTAGGGGATGCTGTTAGGTCAACTGTCTTCCCATCTACACCAAAAGACCCGTATTCCGTATCGGTCGTTTGTGTGTCTAAGAAGGTAGCACCTGAAGCTGAAACAAGCCCATTTACAATAATAGGCATTTTAGCTACAGCAAGGTCTTGATAACAAGCTCTCATTCTAATAGTATCACCTACCTCTATATTAAAAGATACTCCTGTTTGAGTAGTAAATGAATAACCTGAACCACCAGAGACAACTGAATTATTAACCTCTGCTGATTTAGTTATATTATATATCTGTACTCGAGTACCGTCTATAAGGTTAGGTGCTGCTAAAGTAATAGATGTTGGGAATGTATAAACAGTGTCATCATCCGCTATCATATCTTTCAGCGTTCCTGTAAAGTTATCAAAGAATATACCCTTACCACCATGGAACACAGTACCATCAGAAGTTCGTATACCTTCTGAGACCACTGTAGTTAATGGATAATGGGTATCCGTATTGATACTTGTTTGAGCCCATAAGTGAGCTAGCTTGTGATATATAGCTACTATAGAGTTGTTCTCACAGTCTATTTTATAAGTATAAAGATTATCATCTGCATCTGAGAACCTAGTCCCTAAAGACAGTGGGTCAAAAATCTTGAAATATTCAATCTTAGTAAAATCTGTATATGTACCAGGGTCTGTATTAATCATTATCTTATAACTAGTAGAGGTCGCTGTGAACTTATACTGGTATGAACCTGCGGAAGTAATAACATATTCGTTATATGAAGCAAAGCCGAATCTGAACTGACCAGCACCTCCCATATCATTAACCTTAACATCTATAGTGTATTCAACACCTATAATAGTTGTAAAGTTCTGATATACAATAGCTCCACCATTCCAAGGAACAGACCCATTTCTTCTCATAAGTAACTCACCACCAAACAAATAGCATTCTGAAGTATTAGTTGAGTACCATTTGTCCTCATCTTGTCCGTCTAATCCGGAGTAAGTTGAAGGTCCTGTGAAATCCCCATCTTCTAATAATTGAAGAGCGAGAGTTTTCTCAAGCGTGATAGCTACACTACTGGCAGCTGATTCTGTATAAGTAATATAAGGGTTAGCAACCATACTAGCAGACGCTACATAAGCACCATTTAGTGTTGTAGGTATCTCTACCGCCTTCTTACCATACTGCCAAGCTTTAAAAGAGAATGGGTTGTTATTAACATTAAATCCATTCACTCCTTCTTCCGCAACATAAGCTATTGCTCTCTGTTGAGGTATCTCACCATTTGAATCTGATAGTTGGTCAAAAGTAATATTGTTGTTTGTATCTGTCATCGCATTACGAACATCAGGTATTAAACTACCACTTGAGACCGAAGTAGCGTCTACGGTATATAGTAGTTTCCATACTCCATAATATTGCCCAGCGAATGCTTGGAAATTATAAGAGCCACTATAATCTAAATTAGTTAGCTCTGCATAAGAGTTTGTTGGTCTCTTTCCGAAATAAGTTTGTTGTCTTAATTTTAAACCAAACAACTTAACCGGGTTTCCAATAGAGGCCTGGAAGGCTGATAAACCCATATCACCTATGGTATGAGCTACGCCTCTCCACTCTTTCGTAGTAGCGGCACCAACCTCAAAAACTCCAAAATTGATAATTCTAACATCCTCTAGATAGACATTAGTTGCCATCAAGTGAGTATAAGAAGTAGGGGCTCCACCTTCGGTATTGCCGTCAAAGATACAATCTCTCATATCTACTTCGTTAGAGCTTGCATTAATATCAAGCATATCATTTCTTACAGTCTGGTCTACAACCTTAAACTGGGAATTATATATAAACACTCTACCACTTGTATGACACAAAGGAAAGTCCCTTGTGGTATCATCGCGGTCAGAGGATTTGTAGAAAGGGTCTGTTCCGTGTGTTGATGTGTTTCCTTCATACACGACAGTACAACCATTCCTTGGTATTTCATCTGTTGTAGCTAATTCACCTAAATTAACCTCTCCACCATAGTTCCCAAGGATACCACCTTGGAAGTGAAGGGTTGAACTTAATACTGTAAGTATGGCTCTAGCTGAGTCAGTACCTACTATAATTAAAGAACAGTCAAGTGTATACACATTACCGTTCTTAGATACATGTGTTGGTTCTGCTGCGACTATGTCGTCTAAGTCAAAAGCTCCTGTTGCTGGTAGAATTATAAGTAATAGCCATAATATATCTCCTATGAGTAATTTAATGTAAGATGATTATCCCATATATTATCAAAATTAGAAGTACCTTCAGCATATCTTATTGATATATCAGAGTCTGTACCTGCATTTAAATCTATTCGTTTAATCCTCCAACTAGCAGAACTAGTTGCTGTCCCTGGAGTAGCCTCTCCTATATACATTAAATCACTGGAGCTAATGCTATCAACTTCTTTAATGTACTCTGTTGTTGTTTCTGTTGTTGTGGTAGTCCCACTCATGCTAAGATTAATAGCCATAATTGCCTCCTATGCGTAAAATGACAGGTGCAGTTGTGTTAACGCAGGAGCCATGATTCTTATATCTTGCTTCTCTGCTATAAACCTCTGCCCTGGATTAAACTCTGTAGTAGTAGTAAATTGACCAGGAGTAGTCCCTGGGTAAACTACATTTGTACCATAAGATACATAGAAATCCTTACTTGAATTAAATATTACATATCTAGCATCATCAGGGATAGTAAGTGTCTGCTGTACATCAGCTGCTAAAACAACACTGTACTGATCGTCAGACACAGGTGTCATCTCAGGGAAGTGGTTAGGGTTAACTCCTTTCAGTATGATTCTTCTCATACAAACCTCCTTTATTTTTTATTTCCAACTAGTGTTCTTATGCCATTCAAAATTAGGCATATAACCTTCTTCTTTCATTACTTAAAGAACTCTACAGTTAAATGTGTTAGTCCTATAGCATTAATCTTTATAGTAGCTACATTTCTAATATATTTAACATCTGGGTTAAGTATACTTACTGTAGTACTACTATCACTAGCATCACCAGGTACAGCTACTGTACTACCGTCAAAGGTAGCATAGTAGTTTGCATCTGCTGTAAACTTAGCATATACAGCTCCTGCTGGAACTGTTATAGTTTGCTCTGCTGGTGAAGCTGCTATAACTATTGATTGTGCAGTATCTACTGCTCCTGTTACTGTTGGGTAAGCATTCTGGCTTATACCGTTTATTAATAAATTAATCATTTTAAATCTCCTTTAGATTAGTCTTCTTTGTCAAAATCAGATCCCTCAACCTGAGCATTGGCTCCAGGCGGGTCTAATTCATAGTCATATCAGACACACTTACAATTGTCTGATTAACTTCTTGTCTTATTACTTTACCTTCTGTATATTGCCTATCTTCTGCTACAGCCTGGTAAGCTCTCTTATACGCATCTTCATCAGAAGGGTTTTGTACAAACTGAGCAAAGGCTGTAGTCTTCAAAGCATTAAACATATCTATATTATCAAGATTAGCAATCATATCTGCCAACTCAGGATCTTGCTTTATCCAAGTCATAATTCTTAAATCATCCTTTAACCTATTCTTAAGAGTTTTACATCCCTTCTTCTTACCCTTAGGGTTCCCACTTTGTCCAGGCTTCCAACTCTTTAAGTTCTCGTACCCTTTATGTTTCTTACCACTTGATTTGTCCATAGGTATTTCTTTACCTGCTTCATCCCAAGCTTTAATCTTATCCTGGTCTCTCTTGTCTTCTTGTTCCATAATATATTCTCCGAATGTAATTATTGTATATCCCACAATGTGTGAGACCTTCTGTATATATAACCCCCTATTTAACACATTTTTCCCACTTTATGTTATATTCCAAGAAGTTAGGGTATTATGTCTCCCACTTGATACCAAAAAAGTTATATTTTTATATTTTTATTTCCATTTTTTACAAAAATACAATCCCCTTTGGGAATACATAAAACCCTAATGGAGACCCTATGGGGCCTACTTGGTTCCCAGGTGGGAAAAAGTGGTCTTTTTTGTAGGCTGGGAGGATTAATGTGGGACTTGTATGTGCTATTGTAGGCTATTGTGTACCCGTTGTGGGCTATGACATTCCCTGTTCGGGAATTGGGGACTATTAAGGACTGCTGGGGACCCATTGGGTTTGGTTTTACTTAGATCTCTGTCTTATACAGGTTAAACCTTTTATATCTACCCCCCGAATATCCCGAAGGGGCCCCCTCAAACCCTGGCAGTCCCACAGGAAACCATCATTTCCCTACCTGACAGGCCACCACAGCCCATCCTGGCCTACATTGGACCCACATTAGACCCAATGGGGACCCATCAGGGCTATCGTGGCCATACGGGCTTATATGGAGCTCTCAGGGTATGGGATATAGTGGCCTATTGTGTTCCCTTGTGGTCTGTTGTGGTCTTTTGTGGTCTTTTGGTCTATTGTGGGACTTTGTGGCTGTAATGGGTTTGTAATTAGGGCCATTGTGGTCATTTGGGACCGAAGGGGCTAAAAAGTCAAAGGTAATCAATTAGTTATTAAATACATATAATAAGATAATAATACAATCAATTAGTTAAATAATACATATAACATAATACTAATATAGTCATACAATCAATTAGTTATTAAATACATATAATAAGATAATAATACAATCAATTAGTTAAATAATACATATAATCTAACACTAATATAGTAGCCCTAAGATGTCGCCGGGGGTCTAATATGGCCTGATATGGCTTAATATAGCGACAATTACAGGTATCGTCAGTAGGCTCATAAGTCATTGATTTATAACGATAAATTGACAACCCAAAAAAGTGTGCTAAATAGGGGGTTATGTATAGGGGAAGCCCGGGGGCCCGGTTATAGTCTCTAATAGAGACCCTAATAGAGACCCTCTATACTACTCATATAGGGGCTTCTGTTGATGTTCTCCCCAGTAGTCCCTAACAGGTCCCTAATAGAGACCATATATAGACCCTGATAGAGACCACATATAGACCATGATAGACCTGCTCCATACCTTGTGTGGTCTTTATACTTCTTTACCTCTTTACCTCTGTTAGGGGTCTCTGTTAGCGGGTCATAAAGAAGAGATAGAAAGTTAGCGGGTCATAAAGAAGAGATAGAAAGTTAGCGGGTCATAAAGAAGAGATAGAAAGTTATTAGCGGGTCATAAAGAAGAGATAATACAGGAGTATGATAATGAGTGTATATAAATTAAAAGTATGTTATAATAAGTATGAGGGTATGCTAATGTTTATAGGGGTGTTGTTTGGGCCTGTAATAATATTGGTGATAGTAGAATTAGGAGTATGATATAATGATTAAGAAGATTAAAGGATTGATGAAGAGGATAGCAGACGGTGTATTAAGTAATATACATCAGTTGTTTTGAGTTAGCGGGTCATAAAGAAGAGATAGAACAATATAATAATAAATGGAGATATAAAGATGGATATAGTAGAAAAAAGAGTATTAGAAGAAGAGCTAATGAGGTTAAACCCTCTATTAGTTATAACCAATCATTCAAATAGAGATATATTAGATTTAATAGAAGAACACGAAAAAGGGGAATAAGATGAATACAATAGCAGAAAGAGATATAATAGACACATATGATATAAAAGATATTTTAAACCTTATAACGGATGAATATACAGACTTAGAGGGTGAGGAAAAAGAAGCGGTAGATTTTGCTGAGGGATTTAAGAAAGACACCGGGGAAAATATTGAGACTACAAATATAGATGTTTTAATAAATGATAATTATATAAATGAATATTTAAGAGATTTGGCAAAAGAGTTTTATTATACAAATAAATTGCCCGATTGGATTTATATTGATTGGGAGATGTCAGTAGTAAATCTAAGACAAGATTACAACATAGCAACGGTAAATGGTGTAGATTACTGGTATAGGTGGTAATATATAAATCTATATTAGACAATTATAATATCATAATACAACAAATTAAAACAACAACGGAGATATACACATGAAAGATAGAAATATAGTAAAAAGTGATAATTGGGCTACGCCAAAAGATTTATATGATAAGTTAGATGCGGAGTTTGGTTTTGACTACGACCCGTGCCCGCTACATAGTAGTTTCGACGGATTAAAACAAGATTGGGGTAAAGTCAATTTTGTCAATCCTCCTTATTCTTTAAAACTCAAAACAGAGTTTGTAAAGAGGGCGGTCAAGGAGCAGGCAAAAGGAAATACAAGCGTATTACTAATACCAGTATCAACATCGACAAAGCTTTTTCATGATTACATATTGCCCAATGCGGATGATATCAGGTTCTTAAAAGGTAGAGTTAAGTTTATTGGTTATAATACAAAAGGCGATTTAGTAGATGATAAATGTGGGATGTTTGATAGCATGGTTATTGTCCTTAGAGGTAAATAAAAGTTAGCGGGTCATAAAGAAGAGATAGAACAATATAATAATAAATGGAGATATAAAGATGGATATAGTAGCAAAGACAAAGAGTAAATTAGAATTACCAGACGATAAAAATACGGTATTTAATAGGTGGAGACATATAATAGATATAGAAAGTGAGGACGGTTATACCAGTTTCAATTTGATTGTAAATGACACTGAGACGAAGATAGGGACAAATATGAGTAAAATAGAAACGCTTACGGTGTTAAAGATTTTAGAGCAACAAGAGATACAAGTTGATTTATTGATAACACTTGATAATCAAGGTTATACTCTAACAGAAATGCATAAACTTGACCATGAAGATATAAGGTTCATAGATGCCGGCAGAGGTGGTGAAGAAGAAGCAAAAAGGGATTATTTTGAGGAGTATTTAGCTGATTATTATGATAATTATGAGACCTTTGAGTATTACCTTGATGATGATTTTTATAGGGATATGACTACTGACTATACATTCATGGAAAGCGAGATAGATAAAGGTTTCTGGGTAATGGACTATTAAAGGGAGAATAAAGTATATTAGATAATTATAATATCATAATACAAGTCGAAACGTCAGAAATGGCGTCTATTGGGGATAATCTACCAATACTGATGAGACAGATTAAATAATAAATAAATAGGAAGGTAAAAGGATGAAAAAATTAAGGTTTAGTAGAATAGAAAGTTTTGTATGTAATTACATTATAGAAGTAGCTGACGATGTAGAACCAGAGGACTTTGAAGGTCATGATTGGGAAACATTAGAATACAATATAGAGATGGATACATGCCAAGTTGAAGAAGATACAGTTGAAGATATGGAAGTATTACAATGATTTATTCTAATATCGCAAGAGAAATAGAAAGGAAGGTATTGATACAGGAGTTAGAAAGATTAGACCCAAGTATCGAAATCACAACACACACAACAAGGGATATATTAGACATGATAGAAGATATAGAACTTAATAATAATAGGAAGGTATAACATGATTACAATAGTAGAAGCACATTATACAGCATCTTCAAGTTTTGAGGTGTCAGTAGATTTAGAGAAAGTATATAATTGGTGGATTAAATGGGACACCCTATATATTCAAGAAGTTGAAGACGGACCAGTAGAGGAGTTTGAGCCTGAATATTCTAATATAGAAGATTTGGATATTAAAAGGCCTCATGATGTAGAAGCAACAAGAGAGGACGACCATGAAGTAGAAGTAAATGAAGCGATGTTCTGGTAAATAAATAATATAGGGGGCCCTAAAAAGCCCTATATATTTTTATTGGCCGAGTGTTTTTTCAGTATTTAGCTTATGTAATATAGTCCGAATCTTGGGGGTAATTGTCCTTATGGAACCCTATATATTTTTATTGGCCGAGTGTTTTTTCAGTATTTAGCTTATGTAATATAGTTAGAATCTTGGGGGCAATTGTCCTTATGGAACCCAATAGTATCAATAAACAATAAAAGTCCCTATATGGGCAAATATGGAGCCCTGATAGGGTATAACGAGGAGATAACAATGATGATAGAAAGAATAAGAAGATTTAAGATAGTAATACACAATAGCCCTATTATTGACTGGGTTAAGAATACACCTATACAGTGGTGTGTGTTAGAGACCATATGGGACAACTTTAATCAAAAGGAGACTGATATTGAAGTAGAGTATGAGAATGGTGATATCGGTATATACAGTATAGAGTATTTTAGGAGGAATATAACATGAATATTGATAAAAGCAACATATCGGGACATCACACAGTAGATTACATGGGTAGAAAGATGAGACAAGATGGTCTATTGAGGTATAATATGAGCCATCACGGAGACATAAAGACTTGGGAGAGTGCTAAGATACACAATAACCACGGTATGTTTGAATATACAGAAAGGCACAGTGTGGAGTATAATACAAAGACAGGTGAGAAGATAATAACACAATTAGAGGATATAACAATGTTAGCAAGACGATAACAATGAAGATTGTTAATTGGGTGTCATATATACAGAATGGAATAAGGAGGGGTATGGATTTTAATGAGGTAGTTTTTATAACGGTCGTAATAGGCAGTTTAACAGCCATAATGTGGTAATAAATAGGAGACAATATGAGTAATACAATAAGTAAAGAAAAAAGGTATGAAATATTCAGAATAGTCAATCACGAGAGAGCAAGGGCTTTTGATAAGTTATCGAAAGAGTTATCTTTTAATAAGGCAAGAGCTTTAAGGAAAGTATTGGGCAGCGAAGATTACGATGAGTTAGTAAAGAAAATTAATAGAGATTTTTACCGCATAAAGGTAGAGGGTTTTAAAAGTATAAATAAAAGGCTTTTACCAGCTGTGGTATATAAGTTTTAATAGGAGGATATATGATAGCAACAAGCACAATAGTAATATTTACTTTAATAGGTACAATGGTATTTGCCCTAAGAATATACTATGAGTATAAAGATATGGAAGAGGGGGAGAGGCAAAATGAAATACGAGACAGGACTGTACGAGAGGAGGATATTTAATATATTCATGACAGTAGTTGAAGAAAAACTTGATGGTTATAGTATAACTAAGAGTAATAGTAAAGGGATAAGATTCCAAGTGTTTGAAGCAACTGATAGTGATATATCCCTGTTAGAATCTTTTGAACAAAGGTACGAACATTTTATAATTGAGGAGTAAAAATGAACAAAGATGAGAAAGATTTTATTAATTATTATGAAGAGGAGCTTGGCAATTTGCTATCTCCTTTAATTGGTGATTTTTATGATAATAGGTTTATCTATAACCAGATATTAGGACAAGTAAAAACAATGGCAGAGAACAAATACAGGGAAATACATGATCCTGATATTATTATGTCAGACATACAGAAAGGAGGGTTTTGATATGAATAAGAGTATAATTGTAACATTTCTTGCTATGATTACCTACATTAGCACATCCCAGGCCATGGTTATAGAGTTGATTAAGAACCAGGAAGGTGTATATGAGATAAATATGTCAGGACCAGTAGTAATGGAGGATTTTAATGATTTCAAAGAGTTGGTAGACACTATTGAGTATGCTACAAACATATCAACAGGTTCATACGTAGTCTTTGGTGATTCTGATGGGGGCTTTACTAAGCCCGCTAAGGAGATTGGTAGATATATCAGGTCTCATGATTTGAATACCAGGGTAAAAAAAGGAGCATCTTGTGCTTCAGCCTGTGCCTTTATGTGGTTAGCTGGGAATATCAGAACCATACCAGTCCCTACTAAGGAGGATGATGGTGCTTTATTTCATTCCAGTTATTTACCTAATGAGGATTATTTAAAGGTATTTGAGAAAGGTTATGATTGTGATTTAGATGAAGGTATTGATGAGGAAGATGCTCACCCTTTTGATGATTATAATGAAGATTGTGAGTTTTATTCTGAAGAGGATAAAATTGACACTGTCAGGTATATGAGGACCTCTTATCTAAAACAAACATATGAGTATATGTTAGAAATGGGTGCCCCTAATGAGTGGATAATGAAATCAATCTTTAAGGTCCCAACAGAGTTTTATACAGTAAATGATGTAAAATAAACAATTAAGTTCGTTATTGATTTAGCGGACTTAAAAAAATCAATTTAATAAATAAGGAGATAAATATGAAAGCAATTAAATATTTAAAAGAAGGACTTAATGAGACTTTTGGAGAAAGAGGTATCACCTTTGATAGTTATAAAAGT